GGCAAATTTTGCATACTCCGTCCGAACGAGATTTTCTATCGCTTTGTTATACTTTGATTCTTCTAACTTAAACATGTCACAAATTTCTGAGTCTAATCGCATGGTATTTAGTGCGTGTATAACGCCTTCTCCACTAGCAACACTTTTTACAATAGCATTAGAGAGTTTCTGTTCAAGCGATGAAATATTTCCCCAAAGCCTACTAGAAAATGTTTTACCCGACCAAGGATAGTTTAGATAACTGTTTAATTCCTCTTGGGATAAATAATTCGGCAAATCAACGCTTAGTAATTGAGCTAACACATTTGCATTTGAAGCATATGAACGTTGCAATATCTCTTCCAATCGATCTGAAAAATACTCGTTTATCTCTGCATCTATTGCATGATATGCAAGGATTTTAAAGATATCAGAACGTATCTGTAGCAAACGATTAACCTTTGCATAATCAAAAGATGGAAAAAATTCATCGATAAACTCTTTGTATTTTGAATCGTACATTTTGAGAGATTTGTAATTTTTTTCCACATATTCACGATATTTTTTTTGATCACTTTTGCTGTAAAACTCCATCATTTCAGCATAAGTAATATCATGTAAGTCTACTTGAGATAATAGTTTTTCTTGTATCTCTTTCAGCGCTTCAGGAAATACACTAGTTAATTTTTTAAGTGTCTGATTTTCTTGTTTGAGCCTTGCTTGATCCTCCAGTTCTCGACGTTTGGTCCAATACTTCGTTTCTGTCGTCACTATTGCCACCTCCGCCAAAATTGTATTCACTATCTGGATAAGCATTTCCATTTTCCAACTCCATTATTTCATTTTCATAATCAACGTCTGTCACAAATGGAATTTGTCTTTGAATGGTTCGTTTGGATACATAAGGTGCAAGCTTAGGTAAAGCTTCAGCTAAATAACTTAAATCAGTTGGCAAAGATCTAGAGAAAGTAAAAATAATTTTTTCTGGCTCAATTTCTACTTTGTCATGAAACTTAAGAAAAGCAGCAATTGTTTCTGCGCATTCTTTCAGTCCTTCTCTAAAATATTGCTCTTTAGTATTTGTTTTTGCTTCTAGGCTAATGATTTGCCACTTACGAGCTTCTCCAGAACTGTTTGATTTAAACACCTCATCGTTAAAATCGATTGCTTTACAAATGGTGTAAAATTGTTTTTTCAATAGATCCATATGATATTCATTGAAATCTTTCGCTAAATCTTTGGTGACATATTCTGCTTTTGCTGTAGGGTCTTTTAAGTTAATAATCCCTAGCTGATTCATCATTTCTTTAGCAGTGTCTTTGCTCATTGTCGTACCAGTAACAAGCATGTACGCAAGCTTAAATTGTTCGATTTCGTTTTGTTGATCAGACAAAGCACGATCAATTGCATCTCCAATTTCCTCGGCTACTTCAAAATCACAATAACGATTCGTATTATTTTTAAATTCAGATAAATTAATCACTTCTAAAGGATTTTTTGTTTCATCAATTTTTTTGAATGTTCCGTTAGTAATAAAATCTAAATCACTATAACAAGCATATGTCGTAATTTCATTTCTAGTTATAACTTTCATTTCTTGGAAAAACTTTTTTTGATAAGAATCATACTTTTCTTTAATATAGATTCCTGCATTTCCATATCTTTCTGCTCTCCAAGGTTCAATATTACTTGCTCTTAACTCCCAACCATCATCTCCTTCCACAGGCTCTAACAATCGGAAAGCTACTCCACATGCACCTTGGAAAGTAGCTGTTTCAGGGTCAAGCATTGCGAATCTCATGGAACCAAGATTACTTGTTAATTTATTAAAAGCTTCTGGAACTGTTGGAAGCTCTGTATCATTTTTTAAGAATTTATCTTTTAATCTTTGGATGAGTGTTCTTTTTTGTTCCGATACATCGTAATCCCATTTGATAGGTATACCAGTAAAATGATTGACTGCTTGGTCTACGACAATTGAATACATACCAGCATGAAGTTTATTATTAACCTTTACAATATCAGTGTTAGGCTTTGGTCTTTTGTCTATTTCATTGTTTTCGCTAGTATACGCTAGATATTTTCTTTCACGATCAGCAAAAAATGGTTTCATATCTTCTATAAAACCATTCGGATCAAACATTCCATCTTCAATTTGTGTTGCATATTTAATACGTAGCTTCTTATATCTCTCTAAAGATAATACTGTACTAATCAAAAGCTCACCTCCTAAAATTGAATAAATTGATAGTGACTTGGTGGCTCATAAAATGCTAAAGCCAACGCATCAGCAATATCTGGACTACCAATGTTTCGCTTTTTCATATCATCTTTACTTTCTAAACGAATACGACTTCTACTCGTCATTTTGAATTTACGTGTACTCAGTTCTTTAATCAACGATCCATCATCAGGCAATTCAATAATCGGTTGTTCACCGTTAAGATTTGCTGTCATATTTTCTTCTAACATTTCCTTGATATTTCCCCATAGCTGAGTACCTAAATTATCGTAAAAATCGTCTTCTGATGTTGCACCATTATTCACTCCAAACACCTCAAAAGGATAATAATTATCTTCTATCAGTTCTTCGAGGCGATCGGTTACACCGCCTCCGACACCAGTGTCATCGACTTTAATCATCACTTTATCAATACTCGGATATTGACTCATTAGATTCTTGGCCATATTGATGACATATCCTGTTGTTTCCATGGTGCTACGTTTTGAATATTTCTCATACTCTAATGCCCTAGTAGCAATTCTAGGGAAAAGAATCGTAGAATCATCACCATACCGAGCTACGTCGACACCTATATGAGCAACCGTTGTTTTATTGACTAAAGAATCACTAATTAGTTTTTCTGTAGCCAATTCTACCGTTTCAAGACTGATAAATGAATCCAACGCTCCTTTGGGAAATTCTCCAAAAATACGGACACGAGCAACGTCGCTTTCTTTTCCATACTTTTTAAGGATCATCTCTATGTTATCTTTGTTTGTACGTTTACTATCGTAACTAGATACTTTATGGACTCTGTATTTATCACGGTCTGAATTGTGGGAATCATAAAAGACACCTTCAATATTATTGGGGTTTCCACACATCAATAGCTTATTATCAAAACCCGATAGCGTACCAAGAATAGCTTCCATAATTGGATCAGATACACCAGAAGCTTCATCTACCACAATCAGCATATGGTCCTCATGAAAACCTTGCATATTTTCTGGTTTCGTTGCTGTTCTAGCGGTAGCAAACCAACGCTCTGAATCACCAACCATATAAATTTTGGTCTTTGTCCACTTCAGTAAGTTTTTGATCAAGCTATCATTTAGCCATTTAGCTACTTCCGCCCAAAGTACATCGTAAAGTTGTTTCATGGTTGGCGCTGTAGCAATCACTTTAGCGTATGGTCGACAAGTTAAAAACCAAAGTATTGCTCCTGCTTCTAACGCTGTTTTTCCAACACCTTGTCCAGAACGAACTGAAACCTTTGGAAATTCAGCCAAATCATTCAAAACACTTTCCTGCCATTCATCAGGATCTAACCGCAATATATCTTGGCAAAAAGCTACTGGCTTATCATAGTAATAATCAATCGCAGCACCTATATCAGCAAATGGGATAAAATCACTGCTCATTCTCTCTCACCGCCCGTTTATTTGCTGCATTTAAAACTGCTTGCTTCCATTCTTCCACTTCTTCGCCAGAATTATTACCGCCAATATCTGCTATTTCAGCTTGAATTTTCTCGGTTTGTGCTTTCATTAAATCAGTCTTGTAATCTGTTATATATAGTTCATTCATTTGCTTAATGGCTTTAGCTAACTGATTGCTAATCCGAGTTAATGAATCTTCAATTGAAAGAATGTCATCAATTTTGCGATAAGTCTTTCTTGAAATCTGTACGTCTTGCATAACCTCACGCTTGATTTCTAGCTTTTTACCATCCTTTTCGATTGGTGTTTTAATCTTTCGCAGTTGTTGCAGGCGATCAATCTCTTCATCGTTTAAACCTGACTCGGCTTCTTTTATCCGTTTCATCATTCGCAGCTGTCTTATCTTCAGCAATCGTATTTCCTCAGACAAAACAAAAGAAGGATCATTATTCAAATTAGAATAGATGTCCTTCTCTTCATCGCTTAATGTTTTGTAAAATATAGTTTCATACTCGCCAGTTTTCAAAGCGTTCTTGTTCCCTACTGGAGGTGATGCTCGGCTATTGCCTTTATTCCCTCTGGCATTCTGATTGCCGATAGGTGCGCCACCTTTATTTGTAGTACTACAATGATTATTTGAAGTACTACATTCATCTTTTTGCAGTACTTCATTCCATTTGTCACGTGATTTCCATGCTGAAATAGTTTTTTCTGGGACAGATAACTTTTCAGAAATTTCTCGATTAGTTATTGTTCCATTAGACTTTTTAAACAATTCGAAAGCTTCATCACGCCTTGGATCACGTTTTCTTGCCATTCAATACACACCACCTCGCATTCTGTTTAGGTTGAGTTTTGTTTTTCTATTTTCCTCGTTTAGCTTTATCCCACTCAGTTTTTAAATATTCACGAAAAATTTCACGAATTGTTTGAATTGAGCTGTCAATTGAGCTTCTCTTTTCATCAGCATAATTTCTACTAATTTCAGATAAGTGTGGGTTGTAAAAACCAGGCCTAGCCTCCTTTGCCTCTATATCTTTTACAATATCTATTGACTTTAATATAGCTTTCTCTACAGAATCATGATCGTCTTTTTTACTAAAGTGAAGTAGTATTTTTTCCGCAGTCAATATAGATTCTTGTATACTTATCATTAATTCATCTTCTTTTTTTAATAGTTGTTTTTCCAAATGGTCCTTTCTATTATATATTTCTTCTTTTTTTTCAAATTGACCTAAATCTCCACTCAGATCATGGATTTCTTTCTGCATATCATACATTCTACTAACAGTTATTTTTATATCAAACAGATAAGATATATACCTACTAACTAAATTTCTTACTTCAGTTATCCACTCTATTCTTGCTTTTGCTTTTAAATTTGCATCTATTTGCTTTTGTGCTATTTCTTTTTGAAAAGCCTTTTGATTTTTTTGAAATTCTTTATTTTCTTCGCTATTATTTTGGCTAATTCTATAGTTTACATATATTCCTGCCAGAGTTCCTATAAACGGAATCCATAGCCTTAACCATTCCATAAAAAAACACTCCTCATAATTTTTAAATTAATTATATCAGGAGTTTCATAAAACCTGTTAATCATTATCAATATCTTTCAACATCAAATCAGCTTCAATCAATACCTTTAAATCAGAAACTTTATTACTTCAATTTGCATTTGTATCCCTCAAATTCTTGTTTATGTTTTCTTGAATATTCTGTTCACTAAAATACCCACGTCCACAGTAACGAAGGTTGTATTTGTCGATTCGCTTCTCGTGCCATTTCAATGATTGAATACTTCTTTTTGATTTGTACTGATCGAACTACTCTAATTGGATCATTATCATTTGGTTGTGAATACCTATTATAGAGTGATACGTACCAGTAGTTTCTCATTATGTAGCCTCCTCTATACAAAATAAAAAGACCACTCAACGAGTGATTTCATATGTAACAACAGACAGCAACCAGTTGATATAGATAAACAATGGAAAGTAAAGGAGGTTTTCACTTCCTTTTTCGTATTTTTGTGATTAGTTGGTTGCTGTCTATCAAAGCATAATTTACAACGATGAGGGAGATTTCCTCCCTTACATTTTATTTTGTCTCAGACCTATCACTAATCTTTCGACACTACCATAATATCATGTTAAAACGCTCAAAAACCCTACACTATCCCTACAAAAACCCTACGTTTTTACAGGTACGCAATCAGCGCCCCTCTTTTATACGCTTCTGCAAATTCAATCAATGCGTTGGATTTCAGCTTCTCGACATTTTTCTCACCATATCCGCAGATCAATTGCCCTATCTCATAATTAGAGTGCTTATTTACATCACAGAAGCTGTAGTAGAGTATCTGACGACTAATCAGACTAAGAGCCATTAAAGCCGCTAAAATCGCGTCTCTCTCTGCTTCTATATCCATCATCTGGATAATCGCGTCTTCTGCCTTATTCCCGTGTTTTGGTGCCTTCGGCATATCGGTTATGATAGGCGACTTAATATCTATCAAAGAGCGACCTGCCATCCGCTCCAAACGCCGAAAGTTCTTCAGCACATCTCTCGCATTACATCTTGTCTGTTTGAAATCTACCTCTCGTAACAATTGCATCAAGTCAAACCGCTCCTTTTTGTGATATAATAAACGTGTCATGTTTATTTATTTTGAGTCGGAGCGATCCGGCTTTTTTTATTTGCCTCCAATGAGTTCGATATCCATCAAACGAGCTACAGCTAAATTATCTTTACTCTTTGCTAACCACTTGTCGCATTCCATCGTATTTCCGATACGAATGATTGCAGAATGATTATAAACGTGTTCTACATATCCTCTGAACGGATAAACGAACTCTTCTGCTTCGCAACGAACCATGTCACCTACTTCGACTTTTGCTTTCTTTTTCTTCTTAGGATTCTTAGTCGGCATATCTAGCATTAAACCGCCGATTCCATGACTGCTAGCGTAAAAGCCGTCTTTTAATTTCATCCTTCCGCCACCTCCTCATATAATTCGAATTTACTAGATGGCCAACTCAAACGCTGTTTATCGTCGTCAATCAAAACGATTCTGCCAGGCATCGAAGCATCTTGAACTATATAATATTCGTTGTCCAAGAAGTATAATGACACGCCTGATCCTATTTTAGTCACTACTTTGTCACTCTTTTTGAAACCCATCATTCTACCTCCTCCTTTTCATTTATTGACGATAATAACAAAATAGATAACATGAAAATATTTGACCACAACACAAGATTGTGATATTTTTTACATAGTTTTATTTATATGGGGGTGACGAAATGCCATTTATAGTCTTTTTCTTTATATCATTATTAACAATATATATTCCTTTACCAACATTATTAATGTATTTCCATAGACTCTCAGAAAAACATGACATTATAGTCACTATAGATAAACATATATTGGTTATACTTGTCTTATTAGATTATTATATTAGCTACTATTTTCTTAAAAACTGTAAGATTAAAAAGAGATACTACTTTTATTTAATTGGATTAAATTTGATTGAATGGGGAATACATTTAAGCTTGTACTTAAAATTCAACGCTACAGCATTAACTATAGTTTTAATTTTCCAAACGATCCTTTTAATTTGCATGTTTACCTTCCCATTATCTGGTAAATTCAGAAATTACATATTTAATCAAAATTGATCCTACAATTTCACGAGGTAGCTAGATACTCTTCATAAATACTAACCAGTGTGTTTTAGCTCTCTTATTTCCATATAATGGCACATAATCAATTGCATTCAATATTTCTGATAGCTTGATTTGATCCTCGTTCCATTTAAATACAAGAGTTCCATTTGGCTTTAATACTCTGAAACATTCTTTGAATCCTAATGCTAAATCTTCTTTCCAAGTTTCGGGATTTAATTTTCCATACTTTTTGACCAACCAGCTATTCTCGCCTGCTTTAAGCAAGTGTGGCGGATCAAATACTACATGATAAAATGATTCATCTTCAAATGGCATATCTCTGAAATCTCCAATGACATTAGGATTGATATCAACGACATGTCCGCTATTTAGTTCTTCGTATTGTTTCCGAATGTCCATAAAAATTACGTTTAGATTCTGTTTATCAAACCAAAACATTCGACTACCACAACATGCATCTAATATTTTAGTCAATTACTCTACCTCTAATAACTCTTTATTCTCGTATATATTCCCGATAACTTCATAGTCAGTGTGAAATACTGGATCATAATAAATTCGATATTCTAAGTCCAAGTCTACTAGCTTACAAATTAAGCCAGAATGACACCCAGAGGCTTGAACAACAGCTTTTTCATGATCTAAGTGATTAAAACCATCACTTACACTGAAAAGTACTATATCCCCCTCAAAAATCTCTACACCGTTCTTATCTTTCAGTCCTGTGGATTGCATGAGGATATATTTATCTGGAGACATTTCAGCATGAGTGATCAACCTTCCTGCTTGTCCATATTTCATTTCTTGCCCAAATTTTTTACCTTTAAACGGTGGTACCACGCTCGAAACTTCGGTATCATTCGCTGTCCTCCTACTTCTTCTCAGTCACCGTAAACGGCACAATACTTTCTGGCATGTAATTTACTTCGTATTTGTATTCATTGACCTTCGCGCCTTCTAAATCTTCAACCACATACATGTTCCAACTAGTCATGTTCACAAGATGTCTTTTGTACTGTTTCTTTCCTGTTTCAACTAGAATAACGAGTTTATTTTTATCTTCCGTATCAACATCTGTCGTAGACTGTCTTTACATATCATACAAATAGATAAATCCATGGTGTCTCATGTTCTGAGTCACATCAAAAGCATTCAACCTCTTGGTTAACTTCTGGAATGAATTTCTTTTTTCTGCTCATTTTCAAACCTTCCTAACCTTTCTTTTAAAAACGCTCTTCCTTGAACGTCTTGCCATATTTTTTAGCTAATATCAACGGCACTTGATAACGATGGCAGAACAGTTTCGCTTTGATTTTAAAATCTTTTGTCTGCATTCCTTTGACATCTACAACTTTCACAAGCTTACCGTTTTTATAAAACGTGAAGTCAGGAATATACTCGATTTTACGGTACTTCTTGCCTTCCAATTCAAATTTTGGCAATAGTTCAAATTTTTCCTGAAGCTTTACTTTCCAGCCGTTTGCTTCCGCTTGCCATACTGCCAGATCATAGTACTCTGCTTCTGCTACAGAATCGAATTTGATCTCACGATGAACCGTTTTTCGATTGCGATATTTGTTCATGCTGTCGCTCCTTTTACTGGTTTTAATCGTTTATCGGTTGTTTGAGAAAAGACCATCGTAAATCCATCAGAATTGACAAATATTCTTGATGTTGTCCTCATACCGTAAGCCTTTTTCAACTCTTCCCCAAGCAAGTTCGTTGTGATAATCGTTGCTAAGTTCTGTCGTGCATCCAAGAACGAATTCAACGTGTTTATGCCAAATGCTCGACTATCTGAAGTATCTTTTCCTAGCTCTGAACCGATATCATCAATGACGACTAAATCCGCCGTTTTGATATCTGCAATCAACGATCCCTCAATCGTTTTTCTAAGTTCAGGATTGTTGTACGAAAACTTGATTTGATCCAGCATTTCCTGTAACCCGATAAACAAGATTTTCTTGTCGTAGTTTGATCGCCTCAAAACTTCCCAAGCCGCTGCCATCGCTAGGTGACTTTTACCTGTTCCCTGTTTGCCAGTTAAAACAAGATGACTTGGATTTCCTAACAAGACTGAATTAACAAAGCGTTTGGTTACTTCAACCGCTTGTCTTGTTTCTTGATCAACGATTTGATAATTCTGCAATGTACAATCAAACAACGCTTTATTAGGCACGACAGAACCACCTTTGAAAAAATTGATAGCTCTTGCTTTCAGACTTTCGTTGTACATTTGCTCTGTTTGTAAGTCTTCCTGAACTCGCAATGCTTTATACCCACATTGCATACAAGTTGGTTTACAACGATCTGAGCCATCAGGATTCTTCGTACGCCATCCATACAAGGGCTGTCCGCATTCAGGACATTCGCCACGTTGGACAAGCACTTTCTGTATTAGTTTTTCCATGATTTCTCCAACGGTTTCCATGCCTACGCCTCCTCTCAAATAGGCAACTCATCTGTGCTAAATTTCTCGTATTCAAGCGTTTTATTTGCATTTCTAGGTGATTTTGAATAATGACCTTGCAAATACTTTCTCACTTTCTCAACGGTGTCTAGTTGCTTGTTTTCCCAGTTTTTTAGCACTCTATCGAGATAGTTATAATTTTTAGCACCATTTTTTAGCATTTCTTCAATCGCCATGATGACAATTTCATCTTGTCCTTGAAAATCATTTACCCAAAAACGAATAGATTCTAAAACCATTGGTGCTTCTGCTGGATTCACTTGATTTAGCCAATAGCTCTCTGCGATATTTTCTGAATGAATATCTATACTAGATCTAGAAGAAGATACTCTTGTTTCATTTACTTTACTTTTATTTCCTTTACTTTGGGGATTAATGTCAGCATTATCTCTTTCATCTTGTGTATTAATGTTTGCGTTAATTACATACTTAGTTGGTTTTGGTGATTTTCGTCTTTTTGTCGCTTCAAAGTAGGTGGCTTGGATATTCTCACTCGTAAGCACCTCGACCGAGTCAAACAGTTGTTTATCAAAAAAACCCCATTTGACTAAGCGGTTCACTATTTGATTGAGCATTTCCTTACTTACTCCTGGCAGGCGTTTTAAAAGAGTAGCTTGCGTTAAATCATTCCACAAAATGAAATATCCTTTTTTATATATCGCACAAAGCAGTTTGATTACCGCAATTTCTCCTTTAAGTCCAAATTCCCCAGCAATAGCCTCTATTTTTTCATCTTCGAAAACATCAACATCAAGAGGAAAATAATCAAGACCTTCTTTTGTTGGTCTTGCCACACTATCACCTCCTTAGATAAGCGAGGGGAAACTCCCTCGCTATAGTGGTGGGTTCATATCATCGAACAATGAATCCTGTTGTTCATCTGTATTTGCTGTTTCTTCGTATTCATCAAACGCTGATGATACGTCTTCCACTTTTTCTGCTTCTTTACGTTCTGATTCAATTGGTTCTGCATCATTTAAAGTAACTTCTTCTACAAGATCATTATTTTCATCAAATCGAAAAACTCTTTCATCAGAAGTAACCGCATTTTGCATTTCTACAGATAAAATCCCCCATTTAGCTAACATGTTACGTAAGACGGTTTTTATCGCCATCGCATCATAATTCTCTTTCCACGCTCCAGTTAGCTTTGTTTTATCAAACCCTTTGGCATGTTTAATACGATGAGCTTCCACTTCTTGCTTTGTCCAATAAACAGTTTTTTTAAACCCATTTAGTAATTCAAAAAATCCAACATAACCGATGACTCGATCAGATTGTTTCGCATTGTAGTCAAACTGAAACTCTTCTGTCAGAGGATTCCATTCAATTAATTGCCCTTCATAAATTTCTATTGCATTAAGTGCTTTGTATTGTCCAGAACGTTGTGCTAACTGAATATAGCCTTTGTATCCTAGGATGAATTGGGCTTCGTTATGCGTAATCCAATCTTTTCCTACCTTTTCTTTCCGATTAAATGGAACAATATAGGCATATCCTAAATTTTTATCTATTGGTAAATCCATCGTTGCTGCTTTTAAAGCAGAAGCGATGATTGTCATCGGCTCTGCTTTAGATAAATAATCATCGCCACCAACTAACGTTAAAAGAGAACCCATAAAAGCATCTGATTTTTCGTGTAAAATATCATTGAATTTCTTTTTCATAGCTGGCTGACTCATCAATGTTTTAAAACCTAATTTTGAAACATCCACTGCTTGATTGTTTTTTTCTGTTAGTTGATTCTTTAAATCTTTACTTGTTGCCATATCACTGAATCTCCTTTATCACTAATCTATTTGAAGTTGATAAACTGTAAATTTCCTCATCTTTCATCACATATGGATATTTCTCTGCTATTTTCTTCAAGTCTTTTCGTTTAGAAACGACTGATTTTAAACAAATAATCCGATTAGGTGTGATACCTGTAGAGGCATTCTTTATTCCAAGTTCCTGAATAATTTGATTGTCGATTTGTCGAATACTCTTCTCTAGTTCCTTCTTATTTTTGAGTAACTCTTCTTTTTGATCGAGTAGAACATCATAATCAGCATGAAGCATAATTTCAGTTGAATCTAAT